CCTTAGTCTAGTGTAGGGTCAATTTCACCCGATTCTAGCGTTATCCACACCCTGTGGATAACCCAGTCTTATATAAGAGTCTGTGCATAACTCTGTGGATAAGGTTGTGGATAAGGTGTGGATAAGCGTCGATACTGTATAGACATACATGCCTCTATTTCGCACCAGATCGGCTTAGGTGACGCTTTACAATTGGGTGACACTACCCTACGCTGAAAGTTATTAACACCTGCTCATGTAGTTATCCACAGGTAGGGGTTGTGGATAACTTTGTGGATAACTTTGCCGTTGACGTATAGGGTTTCACCTATGAAACGGCTGGCTGCGGCCTTCTCCTGTACGTTCGATTGCTACAACTTTTTCAAACTTGGTGTTACATCACGTGATGTAGCTATTGCTACAAAGGGCTTGATAAATCCAGCCTATAGTGCTACATTGCCGCGCATGAAGATCATCGACGCCATCCCCAAAGACATGCTGGCCCAGTTCCTGGCCTGGGAAATCACCAGCGCAGACGTAGCCAAAGCCACCGGCTACCATGCTGTGGCGATACGACGAGCCATCAAGCGGCCACCCAGGTCGCGGCAACCCAAGAACAAAACCGCACTGCTTGACGCACGCAAAGCCTTCCGAATGGGTCTCGGCCACCTGCCACCGAAAGAAATCCAAAAACTTGCCAACGTCAGCGCAGCGACAGCCGACCGCATCAGACGCGAGTACCGACAACTGAAAGACAAAAAGTGACCCGAATCTACACAGACGACAACGGCGTCTACACAAACGCCATCGTTGCACAAGGCGAAGTCAACGTCGAAGGCCGCGTGTACTACACCACCTACGGCAAAGACAGCCAGTTGATCAGCTTTCAACATGGCTCTGCAGACAAACCCAACGGCGTCACAAACGAACACATGCTTGCGATTCTGAAACACAGGCTTAACTACCTGAACAAACTGGTTCCCTCACCATACAATGACGAGGCGCTCTACCACGTAACCAAAGCGCTTGCCATCTTGGAAACCCGCACGGCAGACCGAAAACGCAGACAAGTCGAGGGTACAAATGTTAGATGACATCAGTCTCAAAGACACCTATCAGCCGCCGCCACCGATCATCGACTCGGCCAGGGAACTAAAGGAACTCAATCTCGACAGCGAGCTTCTGACCAACTACCAGTCAGCCAAGGAATACCTTGAGCAGATCAGGTACGACGAGTCTACCCAGCCCAACCAAGTGGCACAAGTGATGAACACCATCAACGCAATCTTGAAAGAGATTGTCAAGATGCAGACCGAACTTTACGACGCCGAACGGGTCAAAAAGATCGAAGCGGCGGTCATTAGTGTCATGAAACGACAGCCAAAAGAGGTTCAAGATAGATTCTTTGATGAGTACGAGAGTACACTTAACTAATAGGTTCAGGGCTAGGAGTTGCTGCCGAAAGCAGGAGTCGTTGGACCTGTTGCCCTGAACACCTTATCCAACTGCCAACTAACGGGGGCTAAAATGACCGAAATATTAGACTACAAGAAGACAGCGACACTAAAAGCGCCGCCAAAATTGACGCAAGAAGACTTAAAATCGCTAGTTCACTACTGCAAAGACACAGGAAATTTCACCTGGAAAGTCCAGCGTGGTAGACAAAAAGCTGGCGATCCGGCAGGTGCCAGATCTGAAGCACTTGGCTACATTCTTATAGGCGTTAACGGAGTCAGACACTACGCTCACAGACTTGCATGGCTGTATATCTATGGTTACTGGCCTGATAATATCGTAGATCATAAGGATAACAACGGCTTTAACAATCGTATAGACAACCTGCAAGTCATTTCTCAAGGTAAAAACATTCTAAAAAGCGTAAATTACGCCAGAAACAAGCGCAGTAACTTACCTCCTGGTGTGTATATTAGTAAAGCCTGTCCAGGTAAATTTCTAGCTAAAATAAACATAAACTCAAAATCAAAGCATTTAGGTGTCCATAGCACACCAGCAGAGGCTTACGAAGCTTTCCGTAAGGCCAAATTAGAGTTTCATGGCACACACCTGCTAGAGCTTGCACAATGAACCTTTCAGACCACATTCAACGCCTAAAAGATGGCGTAACAAACCACTACGGCATCCACAACCTTGCTCCCTGGATTCAAAGGTACACGTATATCAATGGTAAACGGTACTCTTTTCGCGGGTACGAGTACCAACTTGCCATCTTAGAAGATAAAGCCAGGACAACTATCACGGTAAAGCCCGCCCAAGTAGGTGTCTCAGAACTTTCGTACCGCTACGCTATCGCGCTTGCTTGTACGCAAGATGACATGAGCATTATTTACACATTTCCAAGTTCGTCTGATGCAGAAAAGAACGGTAGAACGCGTATTGACCCGATGATTGAGGGGTCGCCAGAGCTAAAACGGTTGATCGACCCTGACATGAATAATAGCGAAATCAAGAAGTTTGGGAGAAACAGCTTTATTTTCTTCAAAGGTACGCGAAGTGCAACCCAGGCGCTGTCTACGCCTGCTAACTGCGTCATTAACGATGAATACGACGCAAGCGACATCACCCAAGCTTCCGTATACCTATCACGCTTGCAAAACCGAGAGCATAAGCTGCGTAAAATCTTTAGCACACCGACTATTGAAAAGTATGGTGTCAGTAAAGAGGCAGAAACTGCCAAGCGTTTTCGCCAGATGCACACCTGTATTCACTGCAACCATAGGTTTCTTCCAGATTACTTTGAAAATGTAGTAGTCCCAGGGTGGGATAAAACGCTTGAAGAGATTACAAAGAAGAATATTCACGAAACAAGATGGCGCGAGGCTTATATTGCCTGCCCAAAGTGCGGCGAAGACCCAGAATTAAGTGCCGATAGCATGGAGTTTGTGTGTGAAAATGCCAACGAAAACCATGAGGCACATGCCTACTTTATCACGCCCTTTAGTGTTCCAACCATCATTACACCCCCATACCTAGTCAGTACAAGCACAAAGTACGAAAGATACAGCGAGTTCAAGAACCAGGCACTCGGGCTTACCGGCGAAGAGAAAGACGAGGCCATTCTCGAATCGGACATCGCCAAGGCACTGGTCAGGGCAGAGCTTGCTTCCAGCGAATTTCATGTGATGGGTTCAGACATGGGACTTGTCTGCCACATCATTATTGGGCGAGAGACTGCACAAGGCATTCTCACCATCGTACATAGAGAGCAAGTCCACTACACAGAGTTTGAACGACGCTCCTTAGAGCTTGCCGCGAAGTTTCGTGTGATTCTGCATGTGATGGATAGCCAGCCATACACAGACCTTGTGACACGCATCTGCCGTGCAAGGCCTCACAATTGGGGCGCTATGTTTGTGAACACCAAAAAGCCCAGCCCATTCACTGTTGAAGAAGAACCGGGGGACGCAAGCGAAGGTAGAATGGCGATGAGGCTTGTAAAGGTAAACCGCACGGTTGCGCTAGACAACCTACTAGGCGTCATCAAGTCTGGAATGTGGGTCGTAAAGTCAGACGAAAACGACGTTCACTTCACACAACAGATGCTAAGCCTTAAACGTGTGCAGAAGTTCACCAACACCGGAGAGCTTGCCTACGTTTGGGAGAAAACCGGGCAAGAAGACGACCATAGCCACTTCGCTTTGCTGTACATGTGGATAGCTGCAAAACTAAGAGGAACCGTAGGAGGCATCGGCGCAGTCAGCGCCGGTGTGCCACTGATCAGCGTCACAAAAGGGCCGAAATACGGCACTTATGGCAATCTGTAACACCACAACCACGTAAACCGTGGGAGAATCGACCGCTATGAGCATCTTCGACCGCCTATTCAAACGCGATGACCCAGCTGCAGGGCCGGGTCAACTGCCGTCTGTGCCTCCAGGCAAGGCGCCGAACAAGCCCGCTGCGCTGCAAAGCTGGAAGACGCAGGTAGCCAAAGCGACGGCCAACCTGACGCGCCCCGATGCGCGGCTGGCCAACACCGACACGACGACGCTGCGTACAGGGGCCGACACCCGCGCAGTCATGCGCAGCTACATCGCGGCCAGCCCAGACCTGAGCGCAACCACAAAAAGCTACTTGCGAGTTGGTATCCCTGAGCGGTATACTATGATCGCACGCGACCCGGATGGCGCAATCAACGTCGAAGTGACGAAACTTGCCCACGAAATTCTGACACGCCTCACCTTCCTGGGCGACCCTACCCTGGGTTACAACCCGGTGACAGACTTGCAGAGCTTGTCGGAGTCTTTGGGGCAGGAATTGCTGGCCTACGGGGCCGCAGGCTTGGAGCTTGCACTGGACAAGCAGCGTCTGCCTACGTTCCTGCAAGCAGTGAGCGTGACCAAGCTCGTCTTCAAGGAAGAAGACGCGGGCGTCTTCCCCGTACAGGTCATTGGTGGCGTAGAGCGCAGCCTGGACATCCCGACGTTCTTCTACGTCAGCATTGACCAAGACTTGCTCAATGCGTACAGCACCAGCTACTTCGAATCGGCAATTCAAAGCGTGATTGCAGACGCTCAGTTCCTGAACGACGTGCGCCGCTCCATGCAGCGCGTGATTCAGCCACGCTTGACGGCAACGATCATCGAAGAAAAGGTGAAGAGTTCCGTCAGCCCGGAAATCAGCAACGACCCGGCAAAACTTGCCGAGTTCTACAACACGCTGATTGGCAACATCACGACGCAGCTGTCCGGTCTGCAACCTGAAGATGCACTGGTGAGCTTCGATAGCGTCACCTACAGCTTGCTGGGCACGACTGGCAGCGCAAACGGAAGCCTTGCCGATACGCTGCAGACTGTCCTGAAGATTCTGGAAAGCAAGCTTGCTGCTGGTGCCAAAACCATGCCTGCAGTGCTGGGGCGTGATGGCAGCGGCAGTGCTGCCACGACGGCGACGATGCTGTTTTTGAAGAACGCTGACATCATCCGTCGAAAGCTGAACTTGCTGTACAGCCGCGCTTTCACGCAGGCTGTGCGCCTGCTGGGCAACGACTGCTACGTAGAGTTCAAGTACGCACCACTGGACTTGCGCCCAGAGGCCGAGTTGGAAGCCTACGCGGCCATGAAGCAAAGCCGCATTCTGGAGTTGCTCAGCCTGGGACTTATCACCGATGAGCAGGCTTGCATTGAACTGACCGGCAACCTGCCACGCGACGGCCACGTGCCGCTGGCAGGCACCATGTTCAAGAGTGGCGCAAAAGCAACGACTGAGAACGGCAATAACGTGAGTCAGACCGGCAACATGGGTGGCGCACCTGACAACCAGAAACCTGACACTCCGGCTCAACCGAAAGGCTAACAATGAAACCCAAATTCGAAATCAATCCCAACCTGTGGTTCGGTAGCCAAGAATCCTACGCCGACTTCCAGGCCACGCTTGCTAAGGCGAATGAGGCCTTCGCTGCCCGCTCCGACAAAGACGAAGAGCCAGAAGACACGTTCGAAGACCTGTACGAACGCGACGGCGCAGTGGGTGTACTCAAGGTGAGCGGCCACTTGGTGAGCGGCTACACCGGCCCGTTCTACCGCGCATGGGGCATCATCGGCTACGAGGACATCGCAGAGGCCGCAGCGCTGGCCGCAGCCGACCGTCAGGCACCGCGCCTGCTGCTGGCAATGGCGAGTCCTGGCGGCAGTGTGGCGGGCTGCAACCAATGCAGCAGCATCCTGAAAGCACTTGCACAGGCCAAACCCATGACAGGTTACGCCGACTTGGCCGCGAGTGCTGGCTACTGGCTCTTCAGTAACGCACCCTACCTGTTCGCAAGCGAAACTGCAGTGACGGGTTCGATTGGTGTGATTCGAATTCACCGAGAGTACAGCAAGATGGAAGAACGCGAAGGCATCACTACCACGGTGATGCGTGCGGGTCGCTACAAAATGCTTGCCAATCCGTATGAGCCTCTGACTGAAGAAGCCAAGGCAGAAATTCAGCTGCAGTTGAACGACATGTACGAAGGTTTCATCGGTGTGGTGGCAGAGAACCGAAGCACGACGACCATGATTGCAGACCAAGTCATGGGGCAAGGTCGTGAGTTCATCGGCAAGCGTGGCCTGGAGGCAGGCTTGATCGACGCCTTGGGCGGGTACACCGACGCACTGGCCTACGCAGCTTCCAACACCACACTTGCTTCGCGTACCTCCGTCAATTATGGGGCTTCTGCAACAGCAAGCGTTGCCGCTGCCGAATTCGTGGCCCATAATGCCCCCAAACACGGAACTACCGATATGGCACTCAAAAAGACTCTCACTCCCGAACAGATTGCAGCGATTGCTGCTGGTGCTTCGGTTGACGCAACGGTTTCGCAAACGCAGACTGAAGCTTCGACGGAAGCCCAAGGCGGTGAAGACGCTGACGATTCCAGTGCAACGGCTGAAGGCTCTCAAGAAGTGACGGGGGCGCAAGCCTCTGCACAACCCGACAACGAAATTGTCGGCTTCTTGAAGACTGAGCTTTCGGCTGCACAAACTGCGTTGGCACAAGCCAACCTCCAGGCTTCTGCTGCTGCTTCGCAAGTCGCGGCTCTTCAGGAAGTGCAGACTTCGTTGATGGGCATTGTGCAAGCGTCGGCCAAGAACCTTGCCGTTGCACTGGCACGCAGTGTCGAAGTGGAAAAGCTGGAGCCGAAGGCTCTGGTTGAAACCTTCG